CGGCGTGTGGGAGGACAGATCGGACGTGTTTTTACTCATTGGGTAGTAGGCAAATTCGTTGAAAGTGATGGGGCAAAGGGGGCGCTTGGCCCAGCATTTTTTGCGATGGCGGCAAGGTTAACACGCGAGGTCGGGAGGACACAGGTCGCTAACGGACAGGTAAAACGCAAAAGGGGGGCAGCGCATTTTAATAAATGCGCTGCCCCCCTTTTAGCTTTTGCCCATCAAAGCATCATGGAATCACATCTGCTGTTTAAGGTGTCATCGCGTTGCACTGAGCGCGTAAATCGTTATTGCTGATGTTGGCGCAACTGGCCGCAAAGGTGTAACCACTGAACATCAACAACACCACAAGCACGAGTTTCATCACGATCTTTCTTGGTTTACCAAGAAACAGCCTGGCACTGCTTGATCTAATCTAAGCGAGTGTTTCAAATTGACATCGCTTTGGCTGGAGGTTCCATTGTTGCAAGGGATAATTGCAGGCCTCTGCGCTCAAGATGCATAAAATATGCAAATCAGCATTTGCCAACCCGCAAAACTCCCGTCACTATCCCCGCTATGCAAAAACGCAACGTTTCTATCGTCTTAAGAGAACTGCTGGATCGCGACCGAATCTCCCCCACGGAGCTTCATCGGCGTACCGGCGTGCCTCAATCCACGCTGTCCCGGATCCTCAGCGGCAAGATCGTTGATCCGTCGGACAAGCACATTTCCCGTATCGCCGAGTACTTCCGCGTCAGCACCGACCAGTTGCGCGGGCGCGCGGCGGTGGGCGTTTCGCGGGATGACGGGCGTGACCCGATGCATTCGGAACTCAAGGACATAAGCCTGTGGGACGACGACACCCCCGTAAATGACGACGAGGTGTCGATCCCCTTTCTGCGCGAGGTTGAATTGGCTGCTGGATCAGGAAGATTCGTCATCGAGGAAAGCGAGAAGGCCAGCCTGCGGTTCGGTAAGCGCAGCCTGCGACATAACGGCGTGCAGTTCGACCAGGCCAAGTGTGTGACGGTGCGCGGCAACAGCATGTTGCCGGTGTTGCGCGATGGCGCGACGGTAGGGGTGAATGCAGGCAAGAGCGCAATTGGAGACATCGTCGATGGCGACTTGTACGCCATCAATCACAATGGCCAATTGCGGGTCAAACAGCTCTATCGCCTGCCTTCCGGTATTCGCCTGCGCAGTTTCAACCGCGATGAGCATCCCGACGAGGACTACAGCTTCCAGGATATCCAGGATGAGCAAATCAGCATCCTCGGTCATGTGTTCTGGTGGGGCATGTACGCCCGCTAACCTTCTTCTGTAAGACACGGCCCGCCAATGAGCGGGCTTTTTTTCGCCTAGGGAAAATGGCCGGGCCCTTTGCCTGCAAGGCTTTAATGCGTTTGTGCATTGATCGAGCAAAAATAAATGCACAAGCGCATTGACTGTATATGCATACATGCATATTCTTCGTCTCAAGCCAGCCAACAAGGTCTGGTGGAGGCGGCAAGGAGGCTGCCAGGAAAGACAAGGACGGCACGCAATATCGGCAAGGACGCCATCCGAGCGATGGCAGGGAGGCCAGGCAATACCGGCAAGGATGCCGACGCTCTTTAGTGACACCGCTTCAAGGAACAGGCAGCGATGAACCGGTCTCAACGGTTCAGAGGGTTGGCAACTGACCCGGGTGTGCAGCGTAAAGCACCAGAAGCAGTTATCCGGCAGACAGGGATCGTGGTCGGAAAAACATCGAGGAAAGATCTGTACCGCGCCAGTAGCGTCGAAAGATCGAGGACATCATTACTGAAAAGCCCGTGCAAGCGGGCTTTTTGGAATGCCTACCTATAAATGGATTTACCCAAGAGCCGGCCCTGTTGTGCCGGTAGTGCTCAGCCAGGAGGCGTGACATGACAAACGAGCAGCAAGCGTTAGCGGAAATGCCTATCTGGCTGGTGATCGTACTGGCCCTGATCGGCGGTGTATCCGGCGAAATGTGGCGTGCCGACAAGGAGGGCGCCCGCGGTTGGTCGCTGGTGCGGCGCCTGGCCCTGCGGTCCGGGGCGTGCATGGTCTGCGGGGTCTCGGCCTTGATGCTGTGCTACGCCGCCGGCATGTCGATCTGGACCGCCGGCGCCATTGGTTGCCTGACCGCCATGGCCGGCGCGGATGTCGCCATCGGTCTTTATGAACGCTGGGCGGCCAAGCGCATCGGGGTCAACGAGCCCCCAACCTCTCGCCCGGATCAGCAGTAACCGCTGCAAGGACGCAACGCAATGACACTTATCGAAAAACCATCCCAACTGCCTGTGGCGATTGGGCAGGCGCTGCAGAGCGCCTTCCCACAATTGCGCGTAGGCAATCATCAGGACTTTGTCGGCACTGGAGATAAAACCGGCGTATTGATCAGCGTGGAGCGCAACGGCCCCGGCGTTCGCTCCTTGGAAGGACGCAAGGCACACGCCTTGTCCGTTTCACTCAGGGTCACGGTTGCCGGCGGGGCTGCTCCTTTTGACGCCTGCGACCTGGCCAGCCAATTGATGGACCTGACGCTGGATAACCGTTGGGGCCTGCCGCCCGATCAATGCGATTTGCCCACGGCCATCGTCGCGGCACCGACCGCACTCACAGGTGCCGAAACGGACTACGACGCGTGGACAGTGTCCTTCTCCCAAAACCTCTATTTCGGTCCGTCGTTGCTCGAAGATCCTACAGGCACCCCACTGTTTGCCCACACCTGGGAAGTCTCGGACATCGACGATCCGAATCAATATCGTCCCCTGCAGGAGTAGTCCATGTTCGACGCATTGCTACGCATGCAACTGGAGCCGATCGTCGAGCGCCTGGCGGAAATGGACGTCCAGCTCGAAGACCTGTATCGACGCGCGGAAAGTTTCTGTCGGATTGGCATATGCCAGAAGGTCGACGCCGCCGGCAATATCAACGCCTTGACGCAGGGACAAGTGCGCTTGCGGGAAACGTTGGAGACGCTCAACAGTTCGTTGTCCAACCCGAGCCGTTCGATCAAAGCCCTAGACCCCGAAGCTGATGCCCCACTGGTGGTAACAAAACCATGGGGTTTACTGCTACGGCCCGCAGGCTTGGCCCCCTGAAATATGCCGCCGTCGCCATGGACGTGATCCAGAGCGCACGCAACGGCGACGCAAAAGCCATCGGCACAGGGCTGAGCACCGCTGGGGCAGCCTGGGCCGGCGCTTCCGCCGGAGCCGCCATCGGTACGCTGATTTTCCCCGGCGTCGGCACTGCCGTCGGCGGCGCAATCGGAGGCTTGCTCGGTAGTGAGGCGGGCGCGTGGCTAGGCGACAAACTGTTCGGCTCAACCGATCGCCTCCCCGCTCCTGGCGCCGTGAGCAAAGAGCTCAACAGCGCCCGGACGGACAACGCCCAAATCACGATTACCCCGAGTATTCAGATCACCGGGGTCAACCCGGCCGACGCTCAACAGGTCGTCAACCAGGTGATCCAGGCCCTGCAATTTCAGTGCATGCCGATGCTCACGGACAGGCTGGGCATCCGGCGCAACGCGGCCCTGGCCGACTCTGGAGGTGATTGATGCGACAACAAATGGTGTTGGGCGATTTTATATTCGGTCTGTCCCGGGGCTTTGCTTACTCCTCGTTGACCCGCAATAGCGATGGTGGCTGGGCAGACTTGGCGATTATCGCCAGCAAGCCCCAGTCGCGGCAGAACGGGCAGAAATCGGAAAAACTCACCTTCAGCGGAATGGCCATGTACGCCGAGGGTATGCAGCGGCTGGATGAACTGCGCGCCTTGCAGAACCTGCGGGTGCCGTTGCCTCTGGTCGACGGCATCGGCCGTAACTGGGGTCTTTGGCGGATCAATGCGGTGGCGGAAACCCAGAGCAGCGTGATTGATGACGGCACTGCCATGGTGGTTGCCTGGACCCTGGAACTCGAGGAGTTCACCAATGCGTAGAGTGCGAAGTATCTCCGGTGATTCGGTGAACCTGCTGCTGTACCGCGAGTTGGATCGTTGCGATGACGCAGCGGAAGAAAACCTTTGGCGCTTGAACCCCGCGCTTGCCGAGTACGGCCCGGTACTCCCGGCTGGCGTATGGGTGATCGTGCCCGAAATGCAATCGCACCCGACGGCGGTGCGCCCCGTTCTGGCGTGGGATTAAGGAGGCGGCATGGCACAGGGATTTACCCCCATTGTCGAGTTTTACGGCGCCAACGCGGCGTTGCTCAATCAGCGCATCATGCACTGGCGCCACACTGATGCGGCGGGTATCGAGTCTGATCGGCTGGAGCTGACCCTCAATATCGAGGGGCTTGAAGGCTTGCCCAGCATGAGCGGCAAGATCGGCTTGCGTGTCGGTTATAAAGAGTCGGGGTTGGTGGAAAAAGGCGAATTCGCGATCACCCAACGAACCCCCGTCCTGTTTCCCATGCGCTTGATGATTGTGGCGACGGCTGCCCCTTTCAGCATGGTGGACCCCAGCGGCTACCGCCAGCGTCGATCCGCCAGTTACGGGCCGACGACCCTGGGGGCGCTGTTTCGCCAGATGGTCGAGCGCCACGGTTTTTCTGCGCGGGTGGCGCCCGCCCTGGAGGGGATTACGATTGCCCATATCGATCAATCCAACGAGAGCGATATGGCGTTCATCACCCGTCTGGCCAAGCGTTATTGCGCGGTCACCAAACCGTTCAACGAGCTGTACGTGCTGGCTGAGGCCGGGCAAGTCAAGACGCTGTCCCTCAAGCAGTTGCCGGAGGTGAAGTTGTCGGTGACCCTAGACAACCGCCCCGGTGACAGAGCCTTTATCACCGCCACGCTCAACGAAAATACACGTTCAAAGTACCAAGGCAGCCGCGTCACCTGGTGGGATGTGGCAGCGGGCCGCCAGCGTGTGGTTCAGGTGGGCGTTGCACCATTCAAGACCTTGCGCCAGCGCTGTCAGAACGAGGCGGAAGCCCGCGCCGTCGCCGAAGCCGAATTACGCCGCGCGGGGCGTGAAGGCTTGGAGCTGTTGATCGATTGCCCCGGCAATCCGCTGCTGTCTGCCGAAGGGCTGTTGCGGCTGGACGAGACGTGGCCGTCGTACATGCAGGGGCGCTGGTCAATTACCAAAGTGGTGAATGTGGGCGATCCGGTGACGGGGTATCGCAGTTCGATCACGGCGGGTGGGTTGTGGACATAGGGTTTTTTTAGGATGAAACCGATGGTGATCACACTGCCTCAACTGACTCAAATCATGCCGGGAGCCAGCCTTAAGGCGGGTGTTTTTTTGCCCACTTTAAATCTGGCGTTTGCGCGCTACGGGATTAACAGCCCACGGCGCGCTGCCGCCTTTCTCGCCCAAGTCGGCCACGAATCCGCCGAACTGCGCTACGTGCGCGAACTGGGCAGTGAGCAGTACTTGAGCAAATATGACACGGGTGTGTTGGCCGCTCGCTTGGGCAATACCGTCGAGGCCGATGGCGACGGTCAGAAGTACCGGGGCAGGGGCCTGATCCAGATCACCGGCCGTCGCAACTACCAGGCGTGCAGTCAGGCGCTGTTCGGTGATGAGCGGTTGTTGCAGCGGCCGGAACTGCTGGAGCAACCGCAATGGGCATGTGAGTCCGCCGCCTGGTTCTGGCAGTGCAATGGCCTCAATGAACTGGCCGACAAGGATCAGTTCAGCGTTATCACGCGGCGCATCAACGGTGGGCTGAATGGGCTGGAGGATCGCTTGCGGCTATGGGCGCGGGCGAAGGCGGTGCTATGCGTTGCCTAGGCGCATTCCGTGTCGTCGGTATTTGTCTGCTGATGGCGGCTATGAACGGCAGGCCCTGGAACAGCAGCTCGGCGCCATCGATTTGCATGGCCGGTGGGCTCCTGTAGGGTAGGCAAATGCCCGCCCACTCCAGGAGACGACCGTGAAGGAAATCACCCAACTTGCCGCTGAACTGGGTCGCCGTCTACAGGTGCTCAATGCCCATGTCACTACCGCCGAATCCTGTACCGGTGGCGGTATCGCCGAAGCCATCACGCGCATACCGGGCAGTTCGGCTTGGTTCGAGGCAGGATATGTCACCTATTCCAATCGGCAGAAGACTCGCCAATTGAATGTCCCCGAAGAACTGTTCGGCAAAGTCGGAGCCGTCAGCCGTGAGGTGGTGGAGGCCATGGTCCGGGGCGCCCAGGAAAAAAGTCTGGCGCGTTTCGCCGTGGCGGTCAGCGGTGTAGCCGGCCCCGATGGCGGTTCGCCGGACAAGCCGGTGGGCACGGTATGGCTCGCGTTTGGCGTGGGTGACAAGGTCACGGCCGAGCGCCAGCACTTCTCCGGCAACCGCGACGAGGTCCGCCGACAAACGGTAACGGCCGCCCTAGAGGGCTTGTTGCGACGAGCTGCAGCAGAAATAGAAAATCAGGGGTAGGCGATCTCCGATCTTTGTGGAACAATACTG